TACCTCCGATTAGCACCATAACTGCTGTCAATCCCTTTGCAATTTCGGAAACGCTGAGTTTTCCGAGAGTACGAGCAGCAAAAGACAGAAGCAGAACACTAGCAGAAAGCAGTAATGCAAATATACCAATGGTTGCAATCTTCTTGGTTGGGATTTTAAGCATTGACATTAGCTTCATGGTAGTTACTAGTTCGGCAGAGATTACCCCTAGTGCCACTGTGGCAGAGATCAGTTGCTTGGTTGGTATGGATGCCAGAATAAAGAGAGCTCCCGCAAGAATGAGTACGCTAACTGCGATGTTCTTCAACGCCTTAGCTTGCACTTCTTGGGTCATAGCCTTTAGATGCTTCGTGACGCTCTCGAAAATATCTCCTAGCTTTTCAACAATACCACCGACTCCGCCGACGGTGCCGTTGATAGACTTGAAGAACTTCCAAAGTCCCTTGGCGATAATCCCTAAAATCCCGACACCCAAAACATTCCGTAGAATATCCCCTAAGGATACCCCGTCGAATGCGTGGGCTAAGCGAGATCCAAGATTGGAGAGCATGTTGCCCATCGTAGTGACCATTCCGCCAACATTCTTGCGAACCTGTTGAAGAATTTCACTCTCAGATACGAATTTCTTAATGGAACGTCCAGCATCTGCCAACCCAGTTCCAATAATCTTCACCAGATCGAAAATTGCCTTAGTCAGGCCAATAACGGCAGACGTAACCGTGTACAGGATACCACCGATAAATCCGAACTTTTGGAATGCATTACCAATTTCTCCTGGCACCGATCCCAAATTAGTTCGAATCCATCCGCCAACGGAACTTGCAGTTTTACCCATTCCACTAAATGCTGCAGAAGCCTGAGCACCAGTTTGTTTGGCAGCGTCTCCAATTTTCTTCAGAGCTGGATGCATACTGCTAAGGTTGTCGTTAACTTGTCGAATTCTCTTGATGCCGTTCTCGAAGTTAGCCATTTCGCGAGCGGGAGCCCTAAACATATCCACGAAGTAGTCTTTAATCATACTTGCGACATGCTTTAGAGCTTCAATTTCCAAACGTAGATTGGCCATGCGATCTTCAGTCCGCTTAGCGAGAGCATTGGTGATCTCCAGCGACGCGTTATTGAATAGACTTCTGCCATTTTGAAGTTTTTCAACAGCGCTTCCGGTTCGAAGGAGTGACTCTTCGGTTTCGCCGACCATTCGCTTAAAGTCGTCTCCGAGGGCAGTTACCTTACCTCCGAATAGGCCGTCTAGTCGCTTTCCAAGAGGCGAAAGAACATCTTTAAGCTTACCTAGAACATTAATATGGTCTGCAAGCTTACCGAGCTTATCAACCGCAACACCCAAAGAATCTTTAATGATGTACCCGAACGCCTTAAAGACATTCACCAAGGCCATTACCTTTTCGTTAAGCGATGGTAGTGACCGCTCGATAGCATCAAAGACTTTATCAATGCCTAGGTTCATGAAGGCTACCCAACGGTCTACCCACTGTCCTACGACACTGATTCCTCGCTCTAAGTACTTGTTCAAAGAGGCAATAGGCGACAGACCGTTAGTAAGTGCTCGAACCCAGTCCTGGAACTTTTCAGTAAGTTGGCCGATCCGACCAAACAAATGAGCTACAGGTCGAATCACAAAGCCTAGAATCGTCATTGCAAACTTGACTAGATTTACGCTAACGACAGTAACTAGCTTGATTACAGTTAACAATGCGCCGGATGCAAAGCTTAAAACTGTACCAATTGCTTTACCAATATTTCGGAAATCATTGGCCAGCGTGTCCGACATCGAAAGCCAGTCGGCAATGCTGTTACGGAAAAATGAGGTAAAATCGGCTAGTGCCTTACCAGCATCCCCTTTGAACATAGATACAATGCCCGAACCAATTTCAGTGATCGGTCTAGCGACATTTTTTAGAAGACTTCCCAAGCCTTCCCAAAGATCAAACCAACCACCGAGTTCGTCCCACCGCTTAAGGATGTTGAGGATCCCACCCATAAACGTGTCAATAGCACCACCGATCGCATTTGCGACGCCAGTCCATAGATTGCGGGCTCGCTCGAAGTCGCCGAAAATAACTCGGAAAATGGCAGCCCATCCAGAGCCCAAAGCTTCCTGAATATTACCAATTAGCTGGCTAAAAGTCTTAACTTTAGTAGCCGCATCATTGGCGGTTTCTCCCATTTTGAGGATTTCGTTAGTTTGCTGTTCGGTGTAGCCCATGTTAAGCAGCTGCTCTCGGGAAAGGTCGCCCGTGTACTGCTTCAGGGTTTCAATCATGATGGAGCTATCGAGCCACCCGTGCTTGAGGGACTCTCGGAACGACCCTTCCTTAGCGATCAGTTCGTCAACTGTTTTACCATGATTGCGAGCGGTTCGCTTGAGGGCTTCCTGGAACTGTTCGCCACCCATGCCAGCGTTAGCAATCGAGTTCCAGTCCAACAATCGAACTGTTCCTGTCGCCAGAGCCTGCGAAAGCTGATACATACCACGAGCAGTGTTCTCAGAGTTGGCACCCATTGCAGCTGCTACGTTGGAGAAACCCTTAATTGCTGCCACAGAGTCGCTAAGACCAACACCTGCTGCCGTGAACGTACCCACATTGCGGGTCATTTCACCAAAGTTGTAAATAGTTCGGTCCGCATAGGTGTTCAGTTCGTCCAGAGCCGCATTAACTGTTGCAATGGTCTCGCCCTTGCTTGAAGTATTTGCGAGAACTGTTTGAACAGAGTCCAGCTGGCTTTGGTATTCCCTAAAACCATCCATGATGGGGGCCAAAGTGAACGAGGAAAGTAGCGTGGCTCCAGCCTGAATAGCTTTTGCAGCAATACCGCCCAAAGCCACGGCTGCAGCTCCGCCCAAGACCGAGAACCTGCCCGAAACCTTTTCTACGGAGCCACTTAGCTGGTTAATCTGTTCTACTGGAGCATTTTTGGCAACTGCATCGAATGCTCCGGATGCAGACTTGAAGTTCATGGCTTCTTTCAGTCGAGATAAAGCTCCGAGAACTTCGCTGGCTTTCCCCATGAATTTCTTGTTGTCTAGATCTAGCGAAACAACCTTATTATCAACAGACTTAGACATTACGGGCGGCCTCCTCAATCTTTTCCGCTATTTTGTTAAAGATTGGCTTCATTGCAGGATTGACATAATCAATTCCTTGTACGAAGCCACCAGTTCCTGTACCGTGACCGTACTGCAAAATAACCGCAATAGGCACACCTTGGTTCACATTGGTGTTGTACCAGTTGACAGTCATTCCCGTACTAGTTTCGGTTATGGAATACTCCCAGGAAGACGCCGTTTTTCCAGTACGAGTGGGAGTTGCTCCGGCAAGGGCGGCAACGCCCATTCTCCCAGCTTCATTTAGAATGTTGCGAAAGCGTTGAAGCTTGAAAGATTTCAACCATTTTGAAGTTTCAAACTCCCCGTCCATACGCATCGAGATCATGGGCGTTGCCTCCTTTCAATTAAGCAATTGCTGCCTTAAGTGCAGCTTCAGTGATCGGTCCGACGATGAAGTCGACCTCGACACCAAGAATTGATTGGACCTTGCCGGTCGTGTCATCGTGTGCATCACGGCTGTCAGGGCCCCAGATACCATCGATGTAGGTTCCGACGGTAGACTGAGTGAACTCAACTCCGTACGGGAAATTCTCACCGCCATACGATGATGCCGCAATTAGTGCATTGGCTCGCTGGGGGAGCTCATCGACTCCGTTTGCATGAAGAGCGGCGCACAAACGTTCCTTAACAGAATCGTCAGAAGTGTGCTGCTCGTCTCCGGACAGTTCGCGATACATTTCTTGTGCGTACTGCATGTAGCGGTCGCGGTATTCGTCTCGGATCTGTCCTGGGCAGAAGGTTGCCGTGAAGTTCGAGTGCGGGAAGACATTCTGGCCCCAAACGGGGTAGCCAAGATTGTATCCGTAGCAAAGAGCTCCAGTCAGCTTACCGCCAGAACGAATCGTCTCTTCCGAAATCTCCCAATTGGGAGCACCAGAAATGTTGGCGTGTTCGATGCCGATAGAGCAAAGGTTTTCGTTCCAGTCACCAGCATGGAATGCAGTATCCCAATCGTGAACGGTCTGGACGACAGTACCATCGTCTTCGACTTGGTAGTGTGCAGACGTTCCGCTACGCTCCCAGAACCTAGCTACCGTCTCGCCACTCTGACGAACTCCAGCATTGTGATGGAGGACGATGTGCTTGATGTTGTGACCATCTCGTCCTTCCATATGAGAGTAACCGCGAGCATCATTGAGGATGCAGTTACGGTCTGCTTGCAGATTGTTGTAATCCATGATTATCCTTTGGAATTTGCCCGAGATCGTCTAGCCATGTTGAGAGCACTGCGTGCAGCTGCGCTAGACCTCGGGTCACTGGTTTTGTTTGCCTGCGAATTTTTAGCTGAGAAAATTCGAAGTAAAGCTAGTAATCTACTAAGATGCCATTCCTCCACATCGATTGGGATGTTGTTTTGGAACATTGCGTAATATAACAATTCAGAAGTAAGAACGTCTGAACTACCTTGATGATTACTAGCTTCTTGTAGTAGATGGGTAGCTGTTTTTTGGTCACTAATATAATCGATGACCTGTTTCTGTATGTCTGAGTCATAGCGCTTGAAAAATGTATCTCCAAGCTCTCTATCGGACATGCATTGTATGTAATACATCACTTCATCTGGCGTCGATGGAGGTGATTCTAGAAAAGAACGCTTGTATTTGCACTCCCATAGGCTTACAGATTTTAGGCTGTGCAGCAATAATACTCGTTCTTCCGGAAAATCTGTAAAACTATTGTCATGCTCGTCAAAGCGTTCTTCGGCCGGAAGAAAAAGGGCTAAAAACATAAGGTCACCGAACGAGTGCCATAATTTCATTAGGCATGAGGAGCTTTGCGGGGCCAGTAGCGTTACCGTAAAGCTTATCCATAACTGCCTTCAGCTTGGTGGCGTCGACCTTGGTGCTGTCAAGGGTGAGAAGCGAGGCAGGCTTCATACCCTGGACGGCAACCGGAGTAGTGCTGCATTCCCAAGAGAATGCGATAGCGTCCGGAGAATCCGACACGGTAGCGTATGCCTTCTCGGAAGGCGATGCGACAGCTCCGTATACAACGTGAATAAGCTCACCGTACTGGTCACCCTTGGTGTCGTTACCCAGAATGGTCGAGTAGCACAGAGCGAAGCGAGAACGGTTCTGCTGGCCAACAGTAACACCCTTAGCCAGCTGAGCAGTTCCATCGCACTCTGCGAATTCATCAGGGTAGGTGTACGCTTCGATGGTCACCTTGAACTCTTCAGCCGAGGTAAGCGTGAGGTACTTAATGTTGTCGGCGTAGATAGAGGTGGCTTCGGCTCCCGAGGGGGATTCCGTGACGGTCTTAAGGCCGTTCCATGCCACGCCATCCTTGTAGGCATTCGTCGAGTTATCGAAGACGTACAGGACGCCCTTACTTACGCCAGTGTGGTATACATGCGATCCTGCCGCATCCCAAGTGATAGCAGTCATTTGCTAACTCCTTCTATAAATACATTGTGTAAACAAAATGATTTAGTCCGTTTACACGATAAGTGGTATCGAGATTCGTATAAGGTACTTTTTGCAAATCGTATAGGTATTCCGGAAATGGATGCTTATCCATGACTGTTACCGTATATCGATCTCGCATTGAAAAAACTGTGTTGGATGCGCGAGTTGATGCTAAGTCAGACAAGTGGAAAACAACGGCTGGGTATGCCATTTTGAGGTTTTCCGGTGGCTGAAAGTAAACTCGGTCGTGTCCTACAATTTTTGACAAGATTGACTGGGCTTCTTTAAACGTTGCCATTATACACCCCACCAAGTACGATGATTACTCTCGGGGGCTCCAAAGTAATTGTAGTGACAGACCATTTAGCGCCCTTCCAAACTACATACTTTAAAGAATTTAAGTGGTTGAAAATTTCGTTGTTTCCAATGACCGAAATTTCATTGGCCAACCTGACGGAGGCATTCACTTCTTGTTCGCTATAGGGTCGGCTGGAAATTTTTCTAAAAGTTCCTTTAGCCTTAATTTCTGTAGCGACTTCGTTGTAGATGCCCCCGTCAGATAATTCCGTTCTGACGAAGCCAAGCAGACCGGAAAACCTACTCATGGTCAGGCCGTTTGCTTACGGGTAACGGTGAGAGCAGAGTAAGGAACGGTAAGAGAACCGCTGCAACGAGTCTCCATCAAGTACTTGTACTGGTTGAAGTCGATGTCGAAGTCGGTTGCAAGACCGAGCTCGCCGCCAGCGTTAGCACCAATGGTGTAGTCAGCCATGTTGACTGCAATCGCGAGAACGTCGCCCTTCTTGTTTTCGCCCAGATCTCGCTGGAGACCTTCGAAGTAGGGGACGGTCACGATCTTAGCCACATTGCCGAACGCGGAGCGAAGCTCTTCCGCATTCGAGTAGAGGCGTCGGCCATCCTTGTCCTTCAGAAGGAGGAGCTTGGTGTAGAGCGTCTTGGCCATGAAAAGGGTCGGTGCTCCGGTGCCCTCAAGCTCCGCGAGCGCCATGACAATGCTATCGATAAGGTCGGCATCCGCAACAGTCTTCTCGATTACCTTGTGAATTGCGAACAGATCGTTCTCGCGAAGGATTGGTCGGATGCATTCCTCGTCGATCTTTCCGGGGTTGTCTGCGGTACGACCGTCACCAATCAGGATGGCGCGAGCGAGTTCTTCCTGGAGCTTGATGCGCATTTCCTTCTGAACCCATGCTGCGACATCGAGATCCGTAATATCGACCAGATCGTCGCGATCGAGCTTCTGCTTCTTGTAGATCGTGGTGGGGTTGGTGGTTCGGGTAAGCAAGCGGAAGACCTCATCGATCTTCTTGGCGCCCTTCTTGGCGTAACCCATTGCTCGAGCCTTGTCATCGCGAATATCGGCGAATACCGACTTAACGCGAGAGAAAGGCGAATGACGAGCTGCGTTAACAACATCCGTCACCCAAGACTGATCTCGGTTGATGAAGGAGGGATCCTGAGCAAGCTTTGCGTCAGGGAAGAGGTAACCGATATTCTCGATTCCGTAGTCTGCGTGAGCAAGTTCAGAAGAGATGCTAGTGCCGTGAGCGAGAGCATTCTTAGCAATCTCCGAGAACTGAGCGTGGGAAAGGTAGGTATCGTTTTCGTTGTTTGCTTCGAAAATGTTGTGCTTCATGTTGTTTTCTTCCTCGTCGTAGGTGTCTTCGTCTTCTTCGTCTGCCTGAGCAATAGCTTCGGCAACGAGATATTCAACGACTTGTCGCTGTTCATCGGTAAACGTGTCAATAACGTCGCCGACGGTCTTTTCATCTGAGTGTGCCATTGTGTTTTCTTCCTTTTGGTTATCAGTGTTAGATGACGACGTTACTTCATCATCCGGATTGTTAATTGGTGCCTGTTCGGCTTCTTCATCGGTACAGTAGATGTTCGCGGAGTACTCACCGTCTTCCCCGTGAGCAATGCTAACATCTTGGATTCGTGCTTCTGGGTTGGCGCCAGCGAGAACCAATGAAACTTCAACAATATTTCCTTGGTGGACTACTGGGCCATTCTGCTTTAACTTATTTGCGAAAATAGAAAGCGAGTCAATGTCCCCGTGGCTAATCATGTCTCGGACGTGGTCTGCTTGCGGAGTCCCGTTGAGGAAACCATAAGCATAAATACCCTTGTCTCGACGCTCCAGTCGGGCTCGGCCCAAAACATTAGTAACCTCGTTGTGACCATGTTGCCACACTAGAGGAACAGTCGCACCATCATTAGCATCAAACGCGTGATGACTGATGATTCGACCATCACTGCACTTCACTCCAGCGACAGTTGCCCATCCCTGAAAATCGCAATGTTCGTTATCTACTTCCATTTTGATAATTCTCCTTGGATTTTAAAGAAGGTCATTTACAGACACCCCTCCTTCGTCTTCCTCATCCGGGGGAGCGCTATCCGCACCACTATCCGCAGAGGTAGTATATGGGTTAGCCAGCTTATCCGCATTCGGATCGTTCGATTGTGGGAGTCCGATGATAGATCTGATTTCATTCGGCGACATAATCATGTTCGTTACGAAAGTTTGAGCCATGGATGCTACCGAATCCAAAGACACACTAGCAAAAGGATCACGAACATAAATAATTCTTTGCCCCATGGTTTGACCCTTTTGGGTTAAGAATGTATATGTCATAGTAGTGGTAATTGCATTCAGGATTGGCCGAATAGTTCGATTGTAGTAGCTGAGCATAACGTTCGGTTCTGCCGTGCCATCGAAAACTGATTCAGTAAAACCTAACATGTTGTAAAGATACTCGGTGAGATACTTGATCTGATCCAGCAGATTGTTTTCAACTGGCCGATTTAGCTGCGTGATCTTCTCGGCACCATCTACATAAGCAACCCCAACTTCAGAATTCCGGAGTTGGTCCTCGATTGCGTTCCGTCGAACTTCTGCCTGTTCCTTACGCATCTCTCCGCGAACCGTATAAGGCAACTGAATAATCAAATCTAGCCGTTTGCCCAAAGCCGAGTTGTCGAATGAATCTAGGACATCTAGCTTCCGGTTTAATCGGGCAGTCATTCCGCCATTTCGAGAAGTTACCTCGTATAGCGGGCTGTTCACGATACATACAACATCTTTAGGAAGTAGAATATCCTGGCGTTGCCCGGTTCGATCGTTGTAGACATTTAGTCTTACCGAATCCGTGTACCATTCTACTACTCGTCCCACCCGCATTGACAAGATCTCGTATGATCCGGGCATGGGGGATTCGAAAATATCAGTGGATGTGTCAACGGGGACGATCGCTGCTGCACCCTCCTCAAGCATGGTATAAACTAGCTCGTACATGAATGCCGCGCCAGTTTGGTCTTTGTTAGCCATCAGAGTTAGGCATCGGTTTAGACTACTATTGTATTCGCTGTCGTATCTTCCGAGCTCATCAACTTTAACGTGCCTGATTGCAATATTAGAAACATCAATCGCGATTTTGTTATACATCGTTTGCACGATGTTCATGGATCCGATGGGACGATACCTAGTAGTCGCTGGCGTTGTCAACGTTGTGTGGACTGAACTAGCATTGACCGGGTTTGCAAAAACATTCCAGGCGCTAGACAACCTATCTCTAAAAGTTACTTTCATTTCCCCTCCTATCTAAAATCATCGCTATTGGCTTTATATGCAACCCACGCATCAACCATTGCAGCAACCGAGTCAATCTTAAGATCCATTCGTTTCTTTAAAATCTTTCGGTTACCGTTGGTATCTTCAAGGGTAATGGTGTTACCCATGGCCCATCCCATCAATTCTTGATCGAATAGGAGCATTCGGTTTTCGGAAAGAGCTTTCAACTCTCCTAAAGGAACGCTTTCTGTTTTTGCACCCTGGATAACCTTCTGAACTCCATAAGGACCGTTCTCCCCAACCCAACGTTCTACAAATTCTCTAGCATTATATGGATCATACCCAAAGGCACGAACGTCATACTCGGACTTTAGTATGTATTCATCTAAATCGTTGTAGACTTCCATCATGTCTAGAACTACTCCTTCCATAACATGAAGAGAGCCTTCCCGAATGAATTCTTCATACTTTATTCGTCCTGCCGAAGGAAGATTATCGAACGTACGTACGGTAATATACGCTCTAGTCTTTACTCCAAAACTCCCATCTCCTAATGGAAACAGAAAAGTAAAAGCACAGAAATCATCGCCTTGGGATAAATCTGCCCCCATAGCGCATGGCATTTGCCAATACTCGCGAATTGGGTGCACTAAGGTCTCTTCGTATGGGAAGAAATATGTGTACCCTTCCATCGGAATCCCGAATCGTTTTGCTAAAATATCGTTTCGTGCTGACGGCACATTTTCGGCTCTTGCGACATCACGCTGATATGTTTCATACGATACGGTGGCTCCGATATTCGGCTGGGCTTTCATCCACATGTTTGGGTCACCTACTTCTTCCACGTTGTCCAATCGGTAGTACCAGATTGAAGTGTGTGGGTCGTAGTAATCCCCTTTGAGGATGGACATTAATTCCATTTTGATAGAATCACCAACACCGTTACGTGCAGTACCTTCAGACGATACGGCTAAGACTACCCAATCCTGAATCTTGGAAGCACCTTGCTCTAATGCGGCAATCACATCTTGTCGGACGTCTCCGGAAAGCCATTCGTCAACGGTGTTGATCTTACTTCGAAGTCCCTGAAGCTTATCAACGTTCATTGGACGAACTTCTAACAACGAGCTATTAGAAAAATTCTCGATACCTCGCTTAGTGCTATCCAGCAACGTCTTCTGAGCTCGGCCACCTTTGCCGGAAGATACCAGTCCAGATGTCAGCAACTTGAAATACGGTCCTTTTGATCGAACGATTGCCGTTTTCAACGGAGATAGGGTTTCTTCCGCTTGCGGCATTGTCGGAGCGGTAGCTATTTGATGCGTAGATGAAGGATCAATGTTCAAAAAGTATGCGTGAATAAACGACATATACATAGATTTAGCCGCACCACGACCAACTATGAGATATTGCTTATTGACCAAACGTCTCTTACGCTCTACTTGAACATACTTACCATGGTGGCCAGTCTCGTCAAGCACAAATTCGGATACGGTTTCGTAATAAAACCATGCCAATAGGGATTCGGCCCATAGCTTAAAAGTATCCAGCATCTTAAAGTCGCCGCCGTCGACCAGTGTCAGCTCGTCTTCACAGTATTTGATAAAGCCGTCAATTGCTGTATCATCATAGTAATATCGAGGCGAGGCAATCAGCGCATCAATCCGATTCATCTCCATTTCAATGGTTTTAGGGACCGGAATTTCGCCGCGCAAAACTCTGTCCCTAAATTCCCCATAATATTTAGGAGTAGCCGTATTTGATAATGCCATTTTAGATCGATCTAACTCTTGTTACCCAACATTTGCATCCAGACTGGCGAAGTTAGAGTTCCTAAAATTGCTGCAGTATAGGCTGCCCGTTGCATTACTAGCTTCGGGTTAACATGAGAAAGTTTGTAATCATCTTCGAAGGTTCCGTCTTCGTTGATAAACCCGTTCTTTTTCACGCGGGCACGATAAAAATCGAGCTTGCCAGGTACTTTGGCCACCGCAACACCCCGAACACTATTTGATGCTCTTTGAGTTACACTCAGAATCGTATCGACGTGCTTCTCCTGGATATCAGATAAACGTTTGGCCCTATCTTCTCGAGCCTTCTTCTTAGCTTGTGCCCGAATCTCCTGTTTCTGAGCGTGCGTGAGCTTTGTCTTTCCCCCAGAACTGCTTACTGCCGAACGGGACTTCCTAACACCCCACCGCATTCCCTTAACACCAAAATGCGCTAGTTCATCCTGATTCATCTCATAAATCCTTTATTATTTAAGACGAATATGCAGCCATAAGGCTTGCAATTCCAACGCCAATAGCCAATCTGGCCATTGCTTTCTTCGGGGTGATGTGGGAAGTATGATTCACTTTAACATCTTTACCCCTACCATCGCTAATCGTACCAACCCGATAAGAATGATAATATTCAAGCTTACCAGGTACTTTAGACATACCAACGCCGAAAATACTTTTCTCTGCTTTGGCAGCAGCCTTTTTAGCAGCTGAATCGCGTCTCTTGTTGAGATCGGCTAGGCGGGTTTCCTTAATTCGTTGAGCTTCCTTCTTGGCCCGTGCACGAATCTTCTTTTTCTGGGCATGTGTAAGCTTTCCGCCCCCACCTGATGAAGGGCGAGCCTTCCGTACACCCCAACGCATACCTTTAACACCGGAATGCATAAGTTCGTCTTGATACATTGTCATTGTCCTTTGCGAAGTTGGTTATAAAAAGACATGATACCCTCAGATAGGCTATTCTCCGAAGTCCGTTTTGACGAAAGTTGAGATTTAGCTACCTCAACGCCCGTTTTGACAACTTCCGAAACTAACTTCGATCCCTCTCTTTGAACTACGTCCTGGACTACCTTTCGAGCCTTCTGAGTATTCTCATGCTCAATATCTCGAAGTTCTTTCTCCATTTTTGCTCGAGAAAGCCTTGATTTTAGTTCTTCGTTAGTGAGGTACCTAACCGGTAGTTTTCGAAGGTATTCGCGATTGCGGCGAGTCGTACGGGCCTGCCGGGTTTCTCTCGGGTGGATTCGTCGATCTCGGGCAGTTCGAATCTTGGAAGATAGGGACCCTTTAGAGCTCCTTCGAACGCCCCACCGCATTCCCTTAACACCAAAATGCGCTAAGTAATCTTCTTCTAGAGGCTCATCCTCCATGCTGCCTCCTCCTTTAGCTTAGAAATGCATTCGATAGCGAACGACGTGGGTGGCGGATCGAAAGCTAGGCGAACGCTGTAGCAAACATAGCTACGTAATAGTTTACCGTAAACCTCTCCCGGAAATTCATCAGTATTGCGTAGCTCTTCCGGGGTCGAGGAAATTTGAGATGCTTGCGCTAAAGCATCGTCAATGATGTTTCGTAATTCGGCATCGAAAGAGTCATCTGAATCCAGGCCTAGATACGATTTTACTTCATCAAGAATGGTCATGTAGTTCGCCTCCATGGTACAGTATCATTTGGCTGGCGCGGATTAAAGTCTTCTAGTGCCAGAGCACTAGTCCCGTAATGGATACTCCGATGTGTATTATACGAAACACAGACCAAATTATCCAAATCGACTACGGCAGGATTGTGAGATTCAATGTCGCGCACCGTGATCGGATTTATATGGTGAACCAAAATGTCTCTGTGTATTGGATAGCCATCTAATGCAAGATCGCATCCGTTGTCGCGAGCGATAACTTCGGTTCTTGTTTTTCGCCAAAGGTACGACATGTAAAACTGCTGGTTTAAATACCTGGCGTGGCCAAAAGTTTCTTCGAAGGGAACGCCGTCAAGTGACAGGTATTCTAGACGTTCTTCAAAAGTCGGGTACTGAATCATTCGGCTATAGCTCAGCATCTGATCCTCCCGAATATAAACGGAACGCCTCCAAAGCTTCCGCCACCAACTCCTCAGTACGAATGGCGCTCTCCAAGGCAGATACCTTTGCTTGAACAAGTTTAGTTTCGTTAATTAACTTCTCTTGTTCAAGTTGTTCTCTAGTAGCACCGGCCTTCAGAAAATGAAGTAAGACTGCGGGGCTGGCGGTTCCCTCTCGAATTTGCTTCTCGGCAAGTTCCATGGCCGCACCGATTATGGATCGCTCGGCTTCTTCTGCTGTTTCTGGTACTTTCTTACCCTTTACACCCAAGTTCCATCTCCATGTCTAGTCATAGGAAAGAGATTTACGGCCTCTACCCGGCCCTCAAGAAAGGAGCACGGAAAGACTGACCCGGTAGAGACCGGAAATCCCTTTCCAAAATTTACCTCCGGAGAAAAAATAAGGAGGGGCGCGATGCATAGGGGGGTAGGGGAGAGAGCACGGACCCCCTCCCCTACAAGAGACAAAACCCCTATGATTTTAATGGAAACCCATTACTTTTTACTCATCATGCTCGACCACAATATAGTTTCCAGTCGGATTCCACTCCAAAACCCAATCGATTGCAGCTTCGATCTCATCGTTGTTGAGTTCTTGAGGTAACTCAGATGAGGTGTGACTTACTCTAGCCAATAGTCCGTACGTATTGTAACCATGAGTAGTGTCGAAGTTGTACCATTCGTCAGGTTGTTCGAGTGGATCGTAAGGATTGTCTTGTGTTGTTAGGTATCGCATTGTACTTGTCACCTACCAATAGCGTCCAGGGCAGAGGCAGTTGAGATACCTAGCGCGTCTGCAATCTCAGAAGTAGTGGACCCGTTACGAGCCATTGCTCTCGCCCTACTAATAGTGTTGGGAGAAAGCTTAGGCTTGTCTTTCGGTATGGCCAGCTCTCGAAGTCTGTCCGGCTCGGCGTATCGAACGATTGCTTCAAGCATGGCGTTAGATACAGCACCCGCTTTGATGGCTTCCCATTGCCTGTCTGTTAGATGGAATTGGGAGGCTGCTCTAGATGCTCCAGTTCTTTCTCGAGCTGCCATCAGAGCCTGGTGTTTAATCTTAGCCTTATCGTCTTTACTTAGATCCGGATTTGCGGCTATCTTAGCCTTGGCCACCCCACCCGCGATCAACTGGGCCTGCCTCTCTCGAGGGGCATTCCCCAATGAACGCTTGACAGCGGCATTAAGTTGCTCCACTTCGGTAGCGTATTCCTGTGCGGCCTTAGGGGAGCGCCTAATAGCGGGGGTAGCAAGGGCCTCTCTACGGGCTCGACTAGCCAGCCCCTTCATTTCATTAGCATAGTCCGCGTATAGTCCTTCCATGGGGGTCCCGCTAGAAAGTTTATGCGCGTCACTAACCAAATCCATTTGGGGGACTTCGATCATCCTCTTTTGAATATGAACTTCCGGAGCCTTAGTTTTAAATTCCCGAATAACAGAATAACTAGACCCAGTCTCTTCATATACCTTACGCCCTGTTTTAGGATCGATAGGCCCGCCTTTAGCAGCCGATCGTAATTTGCGCTCGGGGATACGTTGAGGATTCCTAGCCCGGGAGATAATCGTAGAGGCTTTACCCCCATTCTGATACTTCTCGCGAAGCTCCTTGATTCCATTGTCCGCTTCCGATGTTTTGTAATCTAGCTTGTGCTTAACAGCATCAATAACAACCATCGAATGGCGAACCGCCCTTGCTAATTCGGCTTCGCTAGCTCCCTTTAGGGTCATGTCCGTAATAAGATTGGACACTTTACCCATCTCGATACCCTTGGTTCGTTCCGTCATCACTGGCATTCCCTCTCGACCGGGGTATGCTCGAGACGGATTGAACCCCTCCAAACCTTTCAGAGGGGATGTAGAACGAATCTTATGGACATCAGCAGCGGGAATCGCAGTGACAGTATCCCCGTCGAAGTCTGCTCCGGATAGTCGAGCAGCTACCTTAGGGTGAATACCAATTGCATCTAGTGGGCTAGCGCCTAAAGTTCGTCGGGCTCCTGCATGTTTATTGTTAACGGTAACGATAGGAATCTCGAAGGTTCCTCCATGCGGATAACGAACAAGCGCTACCTTCTCACCATCCCTAAAATGCGGAGCATACACTTCTTTAGGACTAAGTGTAGGAACCGGTAAAATAAGGAATGATGCTTGACGCGGTAGTGCAGCGGCTTGCAGGTTCAAAGCAGAACTATCGCATGAGTCAGCAAGATCAGACAACATCCGCTTCCTAAGAACAGGATTCTCAAGACGCATGATTTCATCGAATGCTTCTTGTTTTCTATCCGCTGCTTTGCGAAGTTGTTGCCTAGCCAATGTGATGGGTTGCTTGGATAAGAACTGAGAAGGTAACGCCTTCTTCCAATCTTTCCAGTTCCCTTCCTCATTGACGATGTTCAATGGAGAAAGTTCTGACTTGCCATTGACTGTCTGCATAACTTGTCTGCGAATTGTAGCGCCAAACGGATTATCCGGGTCAGGCTTCATCTTCTTAAGAACACAGTCGCCATCGTCAGAAATTAGAGGGGTACCCTTCTTCTTATTAGTATTGAAACGAATGTCAACACCTTTGGGAAGATCGTCTGCGTAAACAGCAACCCCCTTCAAATAGTGGGTGCCATCTACAGTGATGCGAACCTGTGCATAATTAGACTTGCCCAACGACAAATCCTTAGCACCTCGACGGAGCTCGATAACACCATCCATATCGCTTCCGCCGTCTTCATCATAGCGAACAGAGATTCGTTTACTTGATATGGACTTGGGCGGCAACAAAGATAGGCGGGTCCCATCTTCTGCGGTGCGTACACCAAGAACATGGATATCGCCCATGTTAACAACGGCATCACGCTTCGAAACTCCGGGGGCTAACAGCACTCGAGTTGTGGTGGTTTGCTTAGGATTATCTAGCTGAGGAATATGAATCTCTTCAACTGTATATCCTTGCTCCTTCATCATCTCGGTGTACATCTTGAGAGTGGTTGCACTGATGCCAAGAGTTAATTCAGTACCGGAACCAATATCAATGTACTTATGCTTGTCCGCCTCAGCCTTAAGAAAGTCGGTAGTCTTCTTAGCTTCGGTTGCTCGATGTTCGTAATCTGGTTTCAAATAATTACGAACGGTGCCCCCAGAAATTCCCAAACGTTCTGCAATGGCAGATTGAGACATTCCTTTAGCATCGAGCTTTCGAACCAGTGCGATTTCTTCTGCTTGGCGGGCTGTCTTAGCCGCACTCTTAGCAGCACGAAATTCGGTAGTGGTCATTCCGAAGCCTCGAGCAATGTCGACTTCGCTCATCCCCTTGGATTGAAGATCCTTAACGAGGGACTGAAATGTAACCGATCGCTGATATGGATCCTTGCCAGAACCCCAAGGGTATCTTCCAGAACGACGTATAATGCCGATGTGCGCTAACTCGTCTTTCTTAGGCGTAACAATCATTTAGAGTATCCTTCCAATAACGAATTAAATGCAACAATCTTTTGCATGATACTTTTAATTCGATCCGCATCGGGAATATGCGTAGTAACGGAATTGTTTTGATAGATTCGCAACTGAATAGGCATGTCCGGAGCCATGTCGTACTCTAGACAAAATAAAGCGGCGTAGATTTCAAGCTGACTCATGGAGGTCTTTCCGGTTCCAGTCTTTAAATCATGGATTCGAAGAAGGTCTCCATCGAAACTGATAGCGTCTGCAGTTCCGTAGCAATAATAACTATAAAACAGAACCACTTCGCTAGACATGCCATAGTCCAAAGCATCATTGACGAATTTACAAATACTATCGTCAGTGTCAGGCATTGGAACTCCAAGCCTAATATGCTCAGAAGCTAGGGCGTGTAGTTCAGTACCCAGTTGAGCAGCCCGAGAGTTTTCAAAAACCTTAAGCAGCTTCTCGTCATCGTAGTTTAACCAATGATACTTACTAGCGCTGAGAAAAGCATGGCTTCCAGAAAGCTCAGAGTGATCGAAGAATTTCATCAATGACTTCGTCTTCGTTTTCGGGGTAGACATAATATGCGGCACTCATTTCATTCATACGATCGATATAGTAATCCTGATTAGGTCGGTGCGGAGCGTTAGCCGATCGTTTCACTTCTAGAGCAAACCATCGTTCGCCAACTAGCAAAAGTAAATCAGGAATACCTTGAATGTAGTTGGGGTCATTCTTTAAAATTATACACCCTGGGATTTCTTCCTTCAGTCGCTTGATGAGCGAGCGTTGATAGATGTTCTCAGTTCGACCCATAAGATCTTTCCTAAAGTCAAAATTCCCAAGGGCAATTGGGCCCCGTTTGCATATTCTTCCATTATAGCCAAAGTTTATTCTCCTTTTCTTTACCCACTGTATCGAAAATCCATCAAAAGAGTGCTTGGCCCAAAAAGCCCACTAATTTCTATTTAATTATATATAAAATAAAAAAAATTTTTATATTAATTAAAAAAAAAGTGGGCCAAGTGGGCCAAACACCGACTTTTCCTTGAAATTGCAACGAAAAGTCTACCCACTAAAAGTGGGCCAAAAGTGGGCCAAAACCCACTAAAAGTGGGCCAAAAGATAACATTTTGATAACATTCACAGGAAATTCACAGGAAATTCACAGGTTTCCAGAATCTGGCCCACTTTTTATCACTTTTGCCAACCAAAACTGGGCCACAATTTAGAGGTAATTTTGGACGAAAATGGGCTCATTAAACGCCTTTTTTGTCTGAATTGCCTCTAAAATACCCTTGTCAATTGATGAATTTGTGGCCAAATAGAAGTATCTCAGGTTGGTATAGGGCGTATTAATACGGTCAATTCGCCCCTCTGACTGCTCCAAAATCCTCCACGAATAGTTCAAAGAGTAGAAAACAATCGTGTCAGTCAGGGTGCAATTCCAACCCTCAGCACCTGCAGTATACTGAACCAGATAAATCCATTCATCTGTATCAGGGATACTTTCATGTGCATGGCCACTCCATTCAGCAACAGTAGCCTCTCCCGCGAGCGCTAACAAATGCTCTCGCTCGTAGTCAAAATTATAGAAAACTACGATGCGCTTACTTTTCTTGTAGATATCTAATACATGTTGTACTCTGGTCGTTGGATTTTCGCAAACCTTCCGCAAAGCCAGGCATAAACCAGCAGCATTTAGCAAAGGCTCACCAGAGTCTGGATCCTGTCGAGTCTTTCGAACCAGAGTGTATATATCTTTGTCATAAGGCAAAAACAGATACTCCCTGTTTCTTTTAGTATGTCGATCTACTGGCATCGGAACGACAACCTTTCGTCGTCGAGCCTCCAGCAAATCGGTTTGAACATACCTAGACACCTTAGGATACTTAGCGAATCGATCCCATACCACATGTTTGTCTAAAAACTCAGTACGGTTTCGATAATAACCATTGGCAATGAAAACGGGAACATAATCCATCCAAGTGTCCCCAGGAGTTGCTGACAGCAAAATCCATTTGTTTCGCTTGGCGATCTTCAGGAAGGACTTGACCCAAGATCCATTTCCAATAAGACGTTGCTCATCGAAAATGAAAGTAGCTCCGTGTACTTCAGAATAGTTTTTAATCTGGTTCCACGAAGCCACTGTTAACTTGGTTCGGCATCCTCCTAAAAGATCAAACTCGGATTCCCATTCTTTGAGATCCCGTTTCCGAGCAGTGGTTATAACATACACGTCCCGGTCCATAGAAGAAGCCCAGGCCGCCCCTACTAACGACTTGCCGGAGCCAACACCACCGACTAAAATTTTGCCGTTTTCGAGACGACCTAGGGCCTCTTCTTGATGTGAGAATAAAATCCCCATTACGCCGGATCTGTAGTGTGAATCTGGATCGGCAGAGGCTCGGTCAACGAGCGATACAGAATCTCACGGTCAGCCTCAGCAATGAGCGGATTGATCACGACCATAGGCGGAATCTGGTGCTGCGGAATCATTCCCGTTTCGGTAAAGAGGTAGTAACGCGAGACGCGAGCAAGCCACTTTTCACCCTCGGGGAGGCTTTCCGAGTTCAGGTTGGCCCCATCGACATTGAGCGATGTGTAGACAACTGTTCGCTCAGAATACATTCCGTCCATCGCCTTAGCCGGGCTTCCGTACAGATGCGTAGCAAATTCGATCCCGTAATGACGCGTGATGATGTTGTACAGACCCTTGGGAGTCAGATGACCATCTTCGGTCCACCCTTGACTCTCCGCAAATTCTTCAGACGGAAGCAGCCTACCGTCGAAAAAGATGTTGAGAGTGCTGGGCTTTTCGGAAGACCAACCATATACGGAATTAATTGCGTCCAAGAGATTCTGGAACATGCTAGGTCCAAGCTTGATAGTTCCAATCTCCCATGAGCCGCCCTCCTGCCTATAGAACGGAATCTTTCCGTCACGCATAAGAGCCTTGACTTCGTCTGAAATAACATTAATCTCGCTCACAGCCGATCCTCCACTTCCTGCTTGAGAATGTTAGTAAAGAATGTGATGTCTTCAACCGTAAAACTCGGAGCCCATTCGATAGCGATAGCGGTCTCCAAGAGGCGCTTGGGGATGGAGCCTCCTGACATATGCACAGCATCCTCGACAACCGCACGGAAAATCCATCCGTCGCGGCTCGTGAAAGTGTGCTCAGACCCATCGTACTTGATCGGAATTTCCATCAAGTCATACACATAGGTACGGTAATCCTTCTTATCGGCCTTCTCGATGGTGTATGAATGAATTTCCTCGCCTTCGACAACCCCGTCAACGGAGATTGAGAAGGTACCATCACCGGAATTCCCAGGAAGAAAACCGTCGTTGTTGTGCACCCAAGCATTAATCTGGGTGTTTCGGTACTTCAACGGATTCTTCAGGATGTCCGTAACAATACCAACCAAACGGGATGATACCGGCTGAGGGAGTTCAGTCAGATGGAAACACTTTTCGAAGTTGAACGACGCGAGTGCAGCATCGTCAGGGATTTGGTAAGAGTTATTATATACAACCACGATAATAAATCCTTCCTAACTGTATTAGTTCGTACTGTTCTTGATCATGTCGACCAGGATCTTAAAGTCCATATTGGTTAGAGCCCGCTCGTTATACAGACCGACGTTCCTAGAAACGGAAGTAACATACTTACTAGTTTCCAGTTCTTCGAAATCTTGCGGCTTCGAAATATTGGCAAACACCGAGTAGATATACATGAGACTCGACACATTAACCGAATCGCCATATACAACCCCTCGGAACAACGGGCGTCCATCGGAACTTTCCAGCAGAATCTGGTTCGTTCCAGAAATGATTGGAATAAACATGAAGTCGTACGCGGCGAACTTACGATGAATGAATTCGCTATTAGCTTGGCTAAAATCCGTCTGATGAGCGAATGTGTAAATACCGTCGATAAAACCTTCCACTGTAATATCTACGGAACCATTGCCTCGAGAAGCATCGAATACGCCCTTGTTAACATCAATCTTGATGCTGAACCGATTCTTAGGATCGTCCTTGTTCCCGCGCAAGAGGTCTTGAATCAGAGTACTGGTGGTCTGGCTATCGCTTGGTCCATATGTAGTCTTCATAATCGGGCTGGGACCCGTATAGCGACTACCCGCACCAACATTGAGAGCCTTAGGCTTTTCCTTCCAAGTATTCATGTACCTAGCCAGATCGCCAGGTTGGAGTTTGATTCGTTGCAATTCTGCCATTATATATCCTTTCTAGCTAAATTGCGTGTGTATAATAATCAAACGTATTGACACGTCTGGTCTTGACTTCGCTCACAGATGATCGAACTTATCCATATCGTCCGATGATACTGTTATCAACAGTCGTTTAAAGAATTGGATATCCTCAGCAGTAAAGCTAGGCGCCCACTCAATAGATGTAGCACTATACATAAGTGTTTGCATAATCGACCCACTCATCGGGTAGAGGCTACTATATATAGCTCGGAAAATCCAGCCGTCTGGACTGGTGAAAGTATGAGTCTCTCCGCCATACTTAATAGGAATTTTATGCAAGTCATATGCATATGTACGGTAATCTTGGTTACTCGTATTCTCAACGGTATACGAATGAATTTCTTCACCCTCTACAACACCGTCGATAGACACTGAAAACGATCCATCTCCGATGTTCCCGGGAAGAAAACCGTCATTAAAATGCACTAAAGCCTCAAAGCTAGACTTTTGGTACTTTAACGGATCCCTAAGAGCACCCATGATAATACCAACCAAACGGGATGATATTGGTCTAGGTACCTCAGTTATACGCCCATAATCTTCAAAATTAAATGAAGCTAATGTCGCATTATCAGGGATATTGAATGAATTATGATACACCACGATACCTCCTTTCTAGCTAAATTGCGTGTTGGTAATAGTCAAGCGTATTTATACGCTTGGTCATGATGGCGCACCCAGGGAACTTAAACATCAAATAATCCATGATTGTTGGAATATATGAAGTATCGATAGGAAGTAGAACACCTTCATGGAGCTCGAAATACGCTTTTGTGAAATTCTCGTTGATCTCAATTTCGTACTGGAGACCGTAGCTGTGCACAACAGGATCTCTAATATCCCAGCGTATTTCTCCGTATAGCCAGCCATCGCAAATCTCAACAAAACCAGAAGTATTTCCAGTCCCGTTCTTGAGATCTGTAAGATCGGCATAATAGCCATACGATAATTGCTTCAAAACGCCAATAACGTCTATCCAATTCCGGTCGGAAAACTCATAGATCTTTCCCCCATGGGTGAAATAGTCTTTGCGGTCCTCCCATGCATGGTAATGTTCTGCTAGCGCCATGGTATCACAAACCATTTCTCCAGAGTAGTGTACACTTCGGAAGTAGTGAAGCAATCCACATGGTCTCCATTACAGCAGTCTTTATACTCACCTAAAAATATAAGCTGGCGAGCGTAGACGCTAGAGATCAGTTCTCCCCGCAAGACCCAGTGATGACCATTCGCGAGTTCGCACGTTAGAGTAAGATGAATTCTCGGTGCTCGGAACGTGATGTCTGGGTAAACGCTATCCGCCTTAAAATCGAAGAAGCGAATATATGCTGTGTACTCGCCTCCCATCTTATCCATATTGGCAGTGCACTCCGAGTAAGGAGGGAAATATTCGTACGCATCCCCTTTGAGGTTTAAATTCATCCAATCCGCAATGCTCTCCAGAACAATATTTACAAGTTCTGGGCCCGCGTTCCTCAGCGCCATCTGTGAATGTGGCAACAGTTCCATGGTTGTCTTTGCTGTGCTCATCTTTCTTTTCAACCCTTATTGTTCGTCGTCCCACGAAAGCAGTAACAGATGCTTTAGTGTGCCAACCACTTCAGACTCGTCGAACTTTTCTGCGTGTTCGCCGCTAACTTCTCCGATAAACAATGGCTTTGGAGCATACCTGCTATATACGAAATCGGCCACCAGGGTCCAACTTTCGTTGGGATCCGTGTTGATCAAAGTAAGGTGCACTCTCGGGTCTCGGGAATAGGCAGCGCCTAGGTATCCAGTTTCCATTTTATAGTTTAAGAAACGGATGCCAGCTGTGTAGGTTCCACTAGACTTATGCAGTAGTTTCAGGAATTTCGTCGAGGACGGAGGAAAATACTCGTAATCACTCTCGCCTAGGTTTGAACTCATCCAATCCACAACGCTCTCCAGAACAATATTTACAAGTTCCGGAGTTGCATTCCTCACCGCCAACTGATTCGGTGGAAACATTATCATCTGTGTTTTCGAGTTTCTCATTGTTTCTTTCCGCCCTTTCGGCTCTAGTACAAATATATTCGGAAATGGCGACTGGAATAGATAGAATGTAGTCAAGCGCATCGGCCACTACATAGAACCCGTCTATGCAACAATCCAGACAATAGTCGAAAGCTTTCTTAACTGCTCTGCCAATGTTTCGAAGTCCTAGGCAGATTTGATCTAAAAAATCATTCATTCCGTGCTCTCTTTTGAAATTTAATCGAGTCCCAAGATAGAGTTTATCTCTTCGGTAACTTCATCGATATACCTTTGATAAATGGTTGCAGACCGCCTAGCCGAAGTCCTAGCTACTTCAGCCCGCGTTCCAAGGTAAAGATTATCGATGTGGTTGTTCTCTAGGAAGCCGTCCGCATGACAAACGTATTGCCCTTTAGACGGCCATTTACGATGATGAGCGGCCCATATACATGCGGCCACAGATCGTTCTACTGCCTCCCCGCCTTTGCCGGTGTACAGTCGAACGTACAAATAATTCTTTCCGCGTTTAAACGGCTTTAGTGAATATCCGGTATGGACATTCACCACAGCCCCCTCCTCGGTAACGCCATAAGACGAAAAACCGGGGAGAGGGCGCAGTGTCGTATCCATAGTTACCTACTATCGAATTTCGAGGTCTGCGTAACGCTCGGAGAACTCATCCGGAGCAATGGTCACATACATCGTCTTGACGTATGCAGCCACTCCGGTAGAACCACCGATATCGTAGGGTCGAGGCTGGACAACGAGATCGACATTCGAAATATCGGCATTATCCAGAATACCAACAGACTCTTCGGTGAGCAGCGTCTTGGTATCCCCAACAATCATCCAGATTGCCGGAGGACGGAACCCGTAGCGAACCTTTACAGTGAGGTAAGGGCGTTCAGGATCAGGGTTTTTATCTTGATCCTTACGGAATTTAACGTTCCAACCGTCTGCTTGAAGGTCGGATACCATTTCTGCAGGTACTTCAACAGCGAAATCACGATTACCATCCTTATTGTAACGAGAGGGCTTTCCACTAAAGTTGAGGAAGAAAATGTTTGCGGACGAGATTGAGATAGGAGACAAGTTATCAGACATATTTCTACTTTCTAATTGGTTGTGAATTGATCGAAATCAATGAATTGTTCAATAGTTTTACGTGCTTCATCGGCTAAATTTTCAGCATAGGATGTATCCACATTTTGCTCTTCGCCGAGGAACTTAACGACTTCTGCTTCTTTCCAGAAATATCCTTTCGTATCAGTTACACTGTCTTTGATTTCGCCAGAGGCGTTCTCCCGAAGGAGGATACCCCCGCCGAAGCCTTCTTTAATAGGAACAAATGATCCTACGCGGCCAACATAGTGAGTGCTGCCGTCTTCGAACTTTAGGTACATGGCTGTCTTTACCTGTCGAGTCTGAGTGTAGTCTTCAAACTCGATAGGCTCGTTAGCAAATAACTTCTTGAACACATACGGCTCTTGGAATTGCTTTCCGACAGCAACCCATTCTCCAGAGTGCGGTTCTTTGTACTTAGCAATATATACTGCCTTGTTCACAAGAACCATCCGCTCATAAGTTGCCTCGTGTTCAAATGTGTAGCCATAGCGTTTACCAAAATCGAGAACCTTCTGGATGATCTCATCCGTAGCGTTCGGGATCTTGATTGAGTCTGTCTTAATATGAGCAACCGTAGCACCCAGCTCTTCCTGAACGTAGTGCTTTAGGTCGATCATAAATAAGGCGCCTCGCTTGGCAACAATATTGTCTACGTTTCGAGGGTCCCTTGCAGGATTATCGAAATGCGCAGATGTCAAGCCATACACCGAATTGATGGCAATCTTAAGAGCATACGCAAGTTTGGTATGATCGTTATTCTTTGCCAATTCCAGAAGCTGCCCATCAAAGAGTTTACCTAGAGCTTCCATATCACCATGCTTAATGGCAATACGGGCTTCTGTAAGCTCTTTGAACTTCTGCGTGTAAGGTCCGAACGCATTTAGCTCGATGAGAGACGTCGGATGCATAGAAGCCACGTCCAGAAGGGCGACGTTTTCGTAATACCCTTCCTCGGCGTAGACATATCCACCTTCGCCAGGATCCTCTCCACGATAGCTGCTGCCTTCGTATGGATCGTATTTGTATCCAGGGAAAATGGTAGACAAATCTGTGTAAACAAACTTGCTTTGCGGGTTGCGGTCCTGACCGAACAAAATAACACAAGTGTGCGTGTTTGTCGAGTCATTGACACTCCGACCACTGATTGAAGCCAGAATCTTTCTAGCCTGCCAATCATCTGCCAGATGATCAAACACCTTTTCAGTAGCGACTACGTCGTTTTCACAGTAGTCAGCAACCGTGTCCCAAAGATCTTCCGGAACAGGTTCATCCCACTTTAGACCCAGCTCCTGGTGATGGATACCCAGCTCAATTTCCCACTTCTTAAGCGACTGCTTCTTGGATGAGAAATCGTAGATATCCGTGTAGGACACCGAATAGGCTTCGCGGAACTTAGCATTACGATCACCATCGATAATGCGCTTACTCAAACGGTATAGTTCTCCGTTAGAATATCCAAGACTTGCAGCGTACAAAATATGGTTGTCGTAGTTTCGGTTGTTGAACCCAACAAGCTTCCGATCCATCAACATACGAATATCCGATGGACTTGGATTGACCAAAGACTTGGGATCACCATCAACTTCTTTGTGTACAACCACAAACAGATTAGGGAAGACCTCGACATCGAAAAATGTCATAGGTCCACCATCATCGGATTGCACTGGAACTTCTTCATCCGCAGATGAAAATGCCATCTCCTTCACCAGAGCCAGACAACGCTGAGCTTGGTTTGTGGATTTAGCTGCGAAAGAAATAACAGCCGGTCGCGCATCAGTGACATCATAAACCATCCCAGAGGATTTCGCATCATCCAAAATAGCCTTAATGAAGTCGATAGATGACGAGGTGTCCGGATGAATTTCTTTTCGCAATGCCTTAGCGATCAAAACCCGAAGATGATTCTCGGATTCGACATGCTTACTATTAATCATCTTAACTCTTTTCATAGGGAGAATACCCTCGTAGCTTGAGATTTCATGGTTATTTGATAAGGAATATCTCCTCCTAAGAGATGCCTTTCCATGGAAGCGCTTGATCTCGATCCCAGGAGAATATTCGGATAGCGTGTCCGGACCATCATACTTATAAATAAGATGCAGCCCTTGTCCGCTTCTAGATACTTCCGCATAGGTAGGAGGCCAAGCAGATGCTGCCTTTAGATTTCGTTCCAGATCTTTTTGGCCAGTTTCCGGATCCCTGAGGTCGAAATCGATGGCAATATAAACGTCGGGTAGCCGAACAAAATGTTCTGCTGTACGGTTAATGTCTCTAAGAGATGTTTGGACGTTTTCCCATTTGTACTGGGGTGCTCCGTCTTCGTTTGCGAGCTGAGCTGGTTGCTCTGCAAAAAGGCGATCGAACGCATCGTTTTCGTAGGATGCAAGTTCAAGGTAATTGCTCTCATCATGTAGAGGATCGGGAACAGGGACCACAGATACGAATAAATCTTTCCTGAATCCTGTGAATACACTACGTATCCTTCCATCATCATACCGATACCGGTCATGATACTTGTCGAAATAATGACGGAGCTCCCTGCGGAAAACATGCCGAGGAGCAACCCATCGCAAGTTTGTTGTTTCGGCATAAGTCTTGTAATCCTCATATGCTTTAACCAAACTTACGTAATCTGCTTCGCAGTAATCGTCATACATTTCTAGAACGAAATTGTAAATAGGGTCGGTCTCTTCGCGCATATCATTAGCACGATAGTCCTTATAGTAATTAGGACCCAAAGACCGGAACACTTCGATACATTGCATAGCAATACTTCCGAGTTCGCCCGAAATACCGCCCATCAACTGATGGTATTCATCAATAGAAAACAACCGGTTTGAAGGACGAATATCAACCAGACGCCTAGGGATTCCCGAGTTTGCGTCGGTGATCTTAACTGGAGAGTTAGTGCCCATGATCAGCATTGTAGTAATACGCAGCTGATACGGCTTCTTGAACTTTTCATTCACAATCATTGTCTCATGCGAAATAATGGAGTTCAATCGGGCGTTGGTCTCAATTCGACTCAAGTCACCATCGTGCTCGATCGCAACCAGAGGGTCTGCTGCAAAATCACTCATTGCGAAGCTATTACTGAGATTACCCAGACCTTCAGAATTGAAGGCAGTAGCATACTCTCCAAATAAGTCACCCATAATATTCATAATGGTGGACTTACCCGAACCAGGCTCTCCGTAAAATACAAAGAACTTTTGGATCTTACGGCTAGCTCCAGTCAACACACTCCCGATGCACCATTCGATCTTCTTCTTTTCGGATGGATCGTACAGAGTCCCAACCATCTTGTTCCAATGGTCTGGAGGAGTGTCCGTAAGAGTGTAAGGCAGCCGGTAAGAAGCATAGTCTTCTTTGCGGACGATAGAGTCCTGGAAAATAGGAGTTCGATCTAAGGGATGGTCAGTGTTAACCATATTTTTAACCCAAAGATTAAACTTCTTCCAGACCCCACTGTCATCATCGCAGCAAAGCAACGGAATAACTCTATCGTCTGGTTCTGAGCGTTCTTGCGCGAACTCGGAAACATCTCGGTCGACGTCGCGAATAACTACGGTTTCGTCAAAACTCCACAGACCTTTTTCGGCGTCCCAAACCGCAACGAAATTTCCATCACGGATCATAATATCCTGGCTATATCCGTTGATAAAATTAGGATAAGCTTGCCGACTTCTCTGAGTCTTTTTGATCTTCAAACTGTAGAAATCCATTTTTGTCACCTTGAATCATACCAATTAGCCCACTTAGCCATCTGAACGAATAATGGCATAGTTAAAGTATCTTCCCCATAAACAGGGAATAGGCCGCCCCTACCGTCTTTAGAGTAGCTCCTAGAAATTACTCGCTCAGCACTATCTAGTGCAGCTTCAGCAATTACTACTGGAGACGATATAGCGTCCATATAATAATCTACGCCTAAATTCATTAGCAAACCTTCAGAAATTCGTTCTTTGTCTAGATACATCATAGTATTTAGAGCATCTAGACTAGAGACGAAAAATTCCAAAAAGCTAGGCGGACCCGTTCTAGGGTGGGGTTTTTCCAATCGATCAGAATATTCATCCCGAATTCGAGTACACTGCTCGATACGAGGTGCATCACAATCGGGATAGTAGTCGAAAGGAATATTGTCCCACCCTAGAGCGAGTTTGGTATACACTTCAAGACAACCTTCTTTGATTAGCCATGAAGTGTAGTCCATATCAGATTTGATCCCAAATAACGCCGTCGATGTTAAAATCCAAAACGCATTCGGTCACATTATGCTTGCGAACACCGTCATAGTATCGCCAGGCACATGATTCTGGGTTGCCAAAATCAACGTAACCGTCGCCATTTTCAGAATTTGCGATCCATCCGCATACGGATCCCTCGGGCGTTCGAGAAACACCGAGCTGATCGTATACCTCATTCAGGAACAAATGGCCCTTAGTATTGAGCCTTCGGTTTGCCCAATTCTGAACCGCCGAAATATTCATGAAGAGATAGTCTTCACACGGGTCCCAGACGGTCGAAGAATCGTCGATCAGACGAGCGTATGGGGACGCCTTGAAGACATCTTCAATCATGCCGTATACGCTCTCGAGTTCGTTGATCTTCTTACAATCAGGGCTATCCAAGGACAGTTCGATGGGGTGCGCCATGATTTCGTTGACCTTCTTCTCGCCAACAGCGTCGACCATCTTTTCGCGGTAGGTCTTGAAAGCAGTCTCGAGCGACTTATAGGCTCCCGTAATAGCTACGATTTGCTTGGTAGCTAGGCGGTTGCTCCAAACAATACAACCAACGGTTGCAGCACCAGAAATCACGGTAGGAGCGAGAATCTTAGCAGTATCCCAAAGAAACTGCTTTCGCAGATTAGAAGCATCCTCAGCGGATGGATCTGGATATTCCTTCATAGCATTCTCATACTTAGTCTTTACCGAATACAGTTCGCTTCCAGCTTTATAGGCCAAATAACCAGTCGCAACAACACCTGCTGATGCAGCTACTGACAAAATAGTAGGCGCGTTGCGAACAATACGAGCGCCCATAGTATGCATGATAGTTGTAAGTGACATTTTGAATATGCTCCTTAAAATTAGCTCAGAGGTTCGGGTGAGGGCACCAGAAGTACGTGTCGACCACGATCAACCACGGATCGGAAATTGGCTTCCGGGCCCCAGCCCCATCGGTCGTCTACGTAAGACACCTTAAGACCGGCTGCTTCCTTAAGTTCAGCCACTGTCAGAACTTCGCGATCATCGAATACTTCAGCAATAAATGCTAGCATATCTCGCAAGTCCTGGTTGCTCTCGAATTCCAAATCACGGATTCGATCCGCAGTACGTGCCTGAGACCTGCCGTTTACAGGTGATGACGCACGAGTGTAACTCGAAGTTGACCGGCTTCCATAAGTAACATAGGAGCCCCGAGTCTTTGGTGCGGAATTGCCATACAGCAAAGACTGGATCCCCTGTGTTACCATGTCGGTCAACATACTTTTGGCGGTCGGGATTACGACGTCAATGACCAGATGCTCCCATACCTCAGGAATATCGGAGACCACGAAATCAGACAGTGCTCGATACACAGTCCGATCCTTCTTTTCGGATGCTTTGGCGATTACCTTGGACTCGGTTGACTTTTCAACCTTAGATCGGTCCGAATTTGCCGGGAAAACAGGTACCGAAGGAGTACCTTTAATGTCAGTCATTCTTCTGTCCTGCCAGGTTTCGAAGTTCATCGATGGATGCGTCAGGATTTGCTTCGATAAGAGTCTTAGCCTGATCCATAAGATCCTTAGGCAGAAGTCCACCAATGAAGCCCGCCGCGAAATCGACGTCTGCCATAAACTTCTCGAGAAGTGCATCGTATGCGGGAGAGGTTTCGAAATCGGCAGTCTGCTGCTCCGTCTTACGGAAACGACGACCGTCGTCACTTCGCATACCATACGCCTTTGTGATCAAATATGTCGCAAAACGGTACGTATCAGTTCCACCAGGATTTTCCTGCATACGGGATGCCATAACACTCAACGGGATGGGATTGTCGAGCTCCATCCGAATAAGTTCGGCCTTAGACAGGTTGAAGAAGAGCTCTTCCTGAACTTGGTTTCCGTCGAAGTCTTCGTAGGTGACAGTTACGCGTTGCATTATTTTGTTTCCTTTCGTTTACAGGCTAGGCAACCGCCCTGCCCGCATGGGTTTAATGGATTTCTCAACCAACTACAGACGAAACCAGTCGGTTTGAGGTGCGGGGTTGAAACTTACGGACAGAACAGGCTTTCCATCCAAATTCTTCGGTGTGAACACAGGCTCGATGACCACTCCATGAGTCCATCCCAACTCATCGCCGAACGATACCTGATCCATATCAATGTTTGAGTAGAAATCGTTAAGCGAAACTGGGCCATAGTTCAAAGTATCTTGCGAAATATCGTTACACGCCTTGCGAACCTTTTCGGGGGTCGACCGGAAGAGACGTCCGGACAAAGCGTCTTGGAAAACGATCTCGTCATCCATAAAAACGGCCATTTGCCCTTCGCTAGAGGCAGCTTCACGCACGGATTCGCGGTCCTTCTTCTTTGCCGGAGGCGCAATAAGGTTTGCCTTCTGTGCAGCCTTTCGGAGCTCCGAAAGATCTACCTGGGCAAGTCCATATGCAGCAGACAAAGCCTTATACTTATACATCCCCACGCTGTGCAGAGAAATAATCGACGCGACAGTAACTCCAAGCGACACTGCGGCAGGAACATATGTCTTCCAGTGGCGCTTAGCGTACTCGACAATATTCTTAGACGGTTCGTCGTATTCTCGTTCGTGAGCTACGGCTTCGGCATGAGCCTTTGCAGACGTTACGGCAGTCATAACACTGCTTGCAACACCAACGCTAGCAATCCAAATCTGAGGATTTGACTTAGCCCATTGGATAGCAGTCTTCGCGAAAGTTGTGATGTTCATTGTTGCTCCTTTTGTCGGATTGAGAATATGTTATCGGGTTCGGGTTGCGTACAGCCATACGCATAGACAGATAAGAACGAAAGTCAGCATGAATAAGACTCCTATCGTCGATTCATTGCCGCTGAGGCTGCCAGACCTAGAACACTTTGCGCCCAGATGGGAATATAGTGCAGGTCTAATGCTCCAGGAAAGTTCGGGATAGTGTATGTCTCTTTGTGGTGCACACAAGAGTCTACAAGAACGATAATATGATCAAATCGCTTCATTCGATCGGTCTTAATGACACGATTTGGCAGAATCGCATACGAATACGTAGCGATATCAAATCCCCACTTAGGGATTATGATCTTTTCTCCGGTTCCACCTCTATATTCCATGTCATCTCCGGAATATGGGGTGTCGGTGAGCATGATCGGAAGGTGTTCTCCGTGCATTTTGCTAGCGATAACTCCAATAGCAGCATCCACAATAGGACTTTTAGCGCCTTTGGTTTCGCCGGAAATTGCGACCAAATCAGCGTCCGAAATTTTCTCAAGTTCTTTCAAATCGGAATGAATATACAATTCAACCATATTATTGCTCCATTGAAAACCTATAACCCGTGTTAGGGGTTATAGGAGAGTCTAGTATCTCTAGGGAATATAGCTTACGCCATCATAAGCATCGGCGCGGATACCGCTTAGACTCGTAAGAATACTAATGTGACTTTTCTTCGCCATCGATTGGGTAGTCCAAAGGCGCATAATCCAACAGATAGATAAGCTCTATCGTATTGATCAATGCTCGTTCGGCCATTCGACGATGGAAATAAGATTGGTCAAGCGCTCTTAATGTACGTCCAGCAAGTACTTCCATAGCCAGGATGCAAAGCAAGAGTAGGATGGTGTAAATAAGCATGACAAGTTCCTTTCTTGAGTATTGTCTCTCATTATAAGGAACGTACTTTTTACAAAAACCTATAACCCTTGTTAGGGGCTATAGGAGAAGAATCAGCTTTCGGTCGTATCTTCCGACTCGTTTTCACCAGTGACCGAGTTATGCGCAGCCTTCCAGAACAAGAATGCCGCGGCAACTCCAAGTGCGATCGCGGGAATATATGGCTTAGCATTATTCACGAATGACTTGGCGCGACGTGCTGTCTTGCTCAAAAAGGTCTGCTGATTTTCCTCGGTATTAACTTCGAGTTCCGAAAGGTCAGAGGTCTTGGCAGAAGTCTTTTCATTCATGAGAGTATCCTTTCTTGATTATTATCTCTCATTATATGGCTTGCATTTTTTGCGAAAACCTATAACCCGTGTTAGAGGTTATAGGCGGAGAGTTCACTTTTCGTCAACTCGCGATGCTAAGCGGATTCCCAAGGTGTTATGCAAAATAGCGCCTCCATACATCTGTTCGAAATCGTCACCCTTGGTCACCCACTTAACGCACTTCTTGTAGAGTGCAGTTGTAAAGCGGGATCCAACGTAGTAGCCGATCTGAAACACAATGCCGGAAAGGCAAATTGCAGCGCCAATGGAAATATTCTTGGACATGATGAGTTCCTTTCTTGAGTATTGTCTCTCTCATTATATGCCTTGCACTTTTTTCGAAAACCTATAGCCCTTGTTAGGGGCTATAGGGGTTAGACCATACTAGAGTGCATCACACTCGTTTCGATAGTCATCGATGTGGCGCTGCATCATTCCTAGAGCCATTCGAATCTCTTCGGGATTCCTGTTGTCGGCAATCAGGGTCTCTAGTCGCTGAACGTCGTCTGAAACTAGGTTTAAATGGAATAAACTAATATTCTCGACGTGCTCGACTTTACGGATCCTACCGCACCAACAAAACAGACTGAAGAGGCTGTAAATGATCAGGAGGAGTAGCACCAGGATTACGATAATTTCGAATACGAACATGGTTGTCGTTTCCTTTCTTGAGTATTGTCTCTCATTATATGGCTTGTGGTTTTTGCAAAAACTTATCACCCACTTATTTTTTTGTGAGCGATAAGCTTTTAGAAAGTTATGGCTTTCCGAGCATACCAAATGCTTTCGATGAGACCACGTGGAGCTGTTCGTAGTTGAGTACGAGTGCCAAGCCAAGCAGATATACAGCTCCGCGGAACAAATTATCCGGAGAGGGAAGCATTCGCTTAACTGGATGCGAGTCCAGTGCAAGTTTATGTAATTTTTCCAGATTATTGACAGCAGTAGTGTATTCGGGCGTGGTAGGTTTTTCGCCATTCAACCAATTTAGCGTCTCATTTTCGAGGTCTTCATAATCGGTGAGTCGTTCGGTGTGCATCATAATGAGTGCTCCTTTCTATTCAGCGTCTCATTATATGGTGTGTTTATTTTTGCTTCTTGACATGCATCGCCACAGAATCGCCAGTACGCAATTCCTTAGGATCGGTATCAAACGATGCATATACATCGCCCTCGTCCGAAACTACGAGCGTACCACCGTTTTCCGAAGCGGCATATGTCTTAGAACTAACATGCAAGCAAGCACCCATGAAAGCACCAACAGCAGTGATTGTAGCGGTGAGTTCATCCGAATACGAAATACCCCAAATCCCACCGATAACATTCACGAAAGTGGCAAACGCAGGCACGAAAATAAGTGCAATCCACTTTAGGCGATCATAAGTCTTATTACTCATTGTTGTTCCTCTCCTGGTTTCTTCATAGGGAGATGGGAGATTTCCTCATAGAGCTTTTCGCCCATCCCATTCCCCCCGAGATCAATATACGGACGGTATAAATAGTTGTAGAAATCTTCATACTCATCCAGAGGAATATACCCCTGGGCGATGTATATCTTACCAATCATAATGATTTGATTGCGCGCGATTCCTAGAAGTAGGACGCGTGCCCGGTCGTGCCTGTTCTTCCTTGCTGAAAATAGCGCCCATAGACCAGAGCTTCCCAGCAATGCAGTAATAACCGGAACCATTACTTCAATCATTCTAGCTGCGTCCACGGCACCACTTCTCCTGTTTCCTTGTAATAAATCTTCTTAACGTGGACTTCGGTCGTAATCTTTAAACGCTCAATACCAGAGTAGTTGAATCCGGAAATTTCCCCAGCATAAATATACTTTTCATCGCACACGGTAATAGGCTCAAATATTCGAGTATTAATCAAACTAGAGTCGTAGAGCTCTGCCGTAGCAGTCACAATTTCTGCAGGCTTGATATCCACACTATTACGCTGGTCTTCACGATTGATTTTCTCGGTAGTACTGGCTTCCAGAGCAGTTTCGTATCTGGCAAAACCAGTATTATAATCAGTACCATCCCAGAAAGCCATGTGTTCCCATGGATCCGTGTTGAGCTCACCTCGGTGAAGCATTGATGGTTGGCCATAATCTTTATTTCGTTCAACCCACCAATGCGTTGGATTTTGAGGGATTTGCTTTTTGACTTTAATCGGTTTGGGACTAGTGTAGGTTTCGCTTAATACGTACCGACTACTAACTGGGTCACTAATAGCTAATGTGAGTATCCCATTATTAAAATTCATTAGCGTGCGACAGTAGGCTTTGTTAGTAGTCGCCCATTCTGAAATCCTCTCCCAAATATTCTCAGTAGTTTTCATTCCCCATAAACGAATACTGGATGTAATGGAGGCTTCCAAATTTAATGGTAGTTTTTCGTCTCGAGTACTTTGTCCACCCAAAACATGTATACGAATCTCATTCGCGCCAGCGCTATATTTCCACGCTAAGTTTTTAAGAGGCTTCCGCTTGAAAAACTCCCATAAAGAACCACATGTTAACCTATATATGTTAGTTGAGGTTCGTTCTACGGCATACACTATAGCACTACCCAGATCCACACGGGTTGCAAATGGGTAAGGCCTACTATAATCAATTGCGAAAACACTAATAATATTTCCCAACCAAGGAGGTTTCGTCGATTGGATAATTAGGTCAACGTCGAATGATGTGTTTGTAACTCTAACCGATATATCCAACACATTCAATCGATTTATGTAGGACATACGATCGATAACACGAACATGCGCAGCTTCTAATGCATATACCGTATTATTCATAGAATATACCTAACCGGAGTGATGGAAACGGTATCAATCGCTTGGAATTGGTTACTCGCATACGTATTTGAGGAAACTGAGGGTAGCGATAGGGAAAACATATCATTAATTCCTGCTAAATCGCATACTGGATCTAACATATTATTATACATAAAGCCAGTATAAGATTTCTGCTGCGTAAATACTTCAAAGTTTCCGGCTCGATATATCCTTAAAATTCCAGAAGGAATTGACTGTAGGTTTACAATCGCTGCATCACCATCCATGAATCGCATTTTCGTATAATAGGAAGTATTGCCGAGAACTACAATCTCCCGTCGCCACGAATATTCGTAGAATTCTCCAGCACGCGGATAGATTGATGGATTTAGGCTCTTTCGATTACCATAAGATAGCGCAACGGTAACCAGATTAGTAGGTTGAACGCCATGCTGTTTAAAGTAATTTCGAGTAAGCCCGACCGTAAACGTAATTCGAGGGTTTGCATCACTATAGTTATATGTGCAGGAAGTCACGATACAGGGGCACGATATGGGCCCCATCATATCATCGCGAGTAGTAATAGCACCCGTAGTTGCATTTTGCGATATTTTAAGATATTTTCCCGTATCGTATACGATGAGTTCCTTCATAGCCATGATTTCAGTGCAGATCTCCCGATAATTCAACGATGGGAGTTGCTCTGTTGGAGCTAATGTAAATGAAATAGAACGGGAATTGTCAGAAACGCTAGTTACAGCGGAGCCTGAAAAACTGACCGACTTCGATGGAATTAGGTCTCCAGAAACACTAGAAAGACACCAACCCCGAGGCGCAAAGTCAAATCCATAATCCTCTAGGCCAATCCTAATAGCTCTAATTGACATATTTAAACGACTCCTCGAATATATGCGAGTTGAGAAACTGTTTGATTATGCAGGGCTTCAAGGCTTAGCTCCTGCGGAGAGTTATTGTATTGGTTAAATACCATCTGCCTTTGACCCTTTAGTTCATCTCGCAACGCAGCAAACTCATTTCGCAACGCCACGCGATCATTGTATGAATCGAATCCGACAGAGTACTTAGCATTTTCGAAGCTTTCGTTAGCGAAGGATCGAATCGCACTATCATCGACAACCGGTTTGATTACAGGCTCATAGTCTGCATTAACGTCAAATGTATCGATGACGTCGTTTGCAATTTTACCCATTGTATCGAGAGCTTGGTTTGCATTACGCTTAGCACCGACTCCAAGACCCAGAACCAAGAACTTACCGATTTCGGCAAATACTCGGGAGGGTGAATGGATTCCGAAAATACTTTTAACCCTATTGATAGCGCCTTGAGCCAGTCCGCTCAGCCAGGAAGTAAACCTGCCCCATGCCCCCGAAACACCGTTCCAGATACCATGGACCAAGTTAGTACCCAAAGAAGTAAGACTTCCCCACAAGCGATTTCCCATACCACTCATGCCGCTTTGAAGCCAGTTGAAAATACTATTGATAAGACGTTCAACTGCACTATTAAGCTGGGGTCCATAGCGATCGAATGCGTCTGCCAGTCCATTGATAAATGTAATTACTGCTCGGAAGGCAGCATTCACAAGTTCAACCATACCATTAGCAAGGCCTTCGATGAACGCGCCCATAACTTCCAAACCAGTTGAGACTACCCGCCCAATATTATCTCGAATAGCTTCGAGCAAACCAATGAGACATTGCAATGCCGCATCGGCTAGCTGAGGAATACTAGAGATAAGAACCTGGCAGAGAGTAGTCACCATCTGCATGGCCAATTCGCCAAATTTTGGAAGTAGTTGAATTAGACCATCGATAACCGCACTAACCACAGTAACGAAAGTTTCAACCATTACGGGAATAGTTGTAATCAATTGCTGACAGAATGCCGTCACCAAAGCAAATACACTTTGCAGAAGTTCAGGAGCTCGTTGGACAATAATCGCACAAATATTACTAATGGCGGTAGAAACTGCAGGAGCAAGAGAAGCAATCAGAGCAAGCGCGGCAGCACCAAAGGACGATGCACCTTCTGCTACTGCTGTTCCAACATTCTTGAGTGCAGTCTTTAGATCAGGAGCGACTGCAATCAAAAGCTTGGATCCCGCAGCAATACCGGCTGCCATTGCAGCAAATCCGGTACCGATGGCCGTACCCGCAGCAATAACTGCAGCACCAAACAAGCCCAAAGCCAATGACAGAGCCGTTAGACTTGCTGCCAAGATCAATGGTATGAGTGCAAGAGCAGCTAGAGCACCAAGCAGAATCAAAATACCAGGTGCAACCAAGCCAGCTCCGGCAGCAGCTGCCAAGAAAATGACAAATGCTGCAGCAACCGCAATTAGTGCCTTGGCAATAGTCCCAGCACTAATATCGTCGAATTGCTTAATTGCCTTTGCAAGTAGCCATACTGCAATCGAAAGCCCAATGAAGGATAGCGCCCCAAACGAAGCTTTAGATGCCAAGAATGAAAGTCCGATTAGAACTGCCAATACAACAGACATCTTAAGAACCGACTGGAGCAACGAACCCCATTCGTATTGGGCGAAGCCATTTATGACCTTTGCGACCAAAGATAGCGAGACTACCAAGACTAAAAGGCTGAGGGCTGAAAGTCCAGCAGACTTAGGCATGAAACGGAGTACTCCGATCAAAACACCGATGGAAGCAGTCATGGCTATAATACCTTGAACTAATGCTCCCGTATCCATTTCACCAAATTGTTTGACAGCTTCACTAATCCCTCGCATTGCCTGCGCGATACTCAGTAACAAGAAAGCTGCAGACAACGTAATACCGGCTGAATTTCCAAGTTTAGAAATACCGACAATAGCTAGAGTCAAACCACCTAAAATAAGTCCTAGGGAAATTAGCCCCTGAGTCAAAGTCCCTACATCCATACTACCCAGCTCGTAGATCGGCTTAGTCATCAATCGAATGGCTAGTGCCATAGCTACGATTAACGCGGTTCCCTTAAGAATTGTTTTCTTAGAGGATCCGATTAGCTTAGCTGCCGCAGTCATACCTCCGATTAGCACCATAACTGCTGTCAATCCCTTTGCAATTTCGGAAACGCT